GCGGCTCGGCAGCCGCGTACTCATCGCGCGTGTCTGATATTCGTTCGCTCGCATAGTTATTTATAGTTTTTTTGGTTAAACTTCCTCTCGACCAGATCGCATAAATCCAGGTACATCGCATCGGCATTCTCCGCCTTCACTCTCTCCCGGAACCCGGCTATATCCGACAGCCAGCAGCCGCAACGGACATAAATGCCGTCTTGCAGGTTGAAAAAGTAAACCTTGCTGCCAATCCGGGAGCCGAATCCGACAAAAGCCAGGAAAGGATAATCGCCGATATATTCGCCTTTCCCTTCGAAGGAGCACTCCTCACCGAAAAAGCACTCCTCACCGAAAAAGCAATCCTCACCGAAAGAGCACCACTTGCCGAAGGAGCACCACTCGCCGAAGGAGCAATACTCACCGAAAGAGCACTCCTCACCGAAAGAGCACTCCTCGCCGAAGGAGCACCGCTCGCCGAAAGAGCACTTATCGCTGAAAGAGCACCACTTGCCGAAAGAGCACTCCTCACCGAAAGAGCACTCCTCACCGAAAGAGCACTCCTCACCGAAAGAGCACTTATCGCTGAAAGAGCACCACTTGCCGAAAGAGCAATACTCACCGAAAGAGCACTCCTCACCGAAAGAGCACCACTTGCCGAAAGAGCACCACTTGCCGAAAGAGCACTCCTCACCGAAAGAGCACTCCTTACCGAAAGAGCACCGCTCGCCGAAGGAGCACCGCTCGCCGAAGGAGCACCGCTCGCCGAATATTTGTATATCACTGTAATCCCCCGAGGGGCATTGTTTGATTCCGTCGATCACCTCAAAGGCATCGAAATCTGCCTGTGTGTATTTTTTCATTTTATTTTTATTTTATTGTTTACTCACACAATCCGTAAAAGCTCATGCAACTGGTCGCCGTATCGTCGTCGAACAAACTGCCCGTCGCGTTCTGCCATTGGACGTAGCGCACGACATCGTTTATTGTCGGATATTTCTCTCCGCTGGTAATTGCGTAGGAGGGAATCTTATCCGGGGCTAAAAAAGAAGAGTGCAACTCTCTTTCGAAGTTTGCTATTTCCGCTATACGCTCGGGAGATTGTTGGGCGATATTGAGAATATCGCGCTGGTTTGCCATCACACACGGCCAGCAGCCGACGCGCTTATAGCCCATCCGGTAGAGAGGATTCGGCTCTAACCCTGCGGCGAGGATGTAATCGATCACCTGCTGCGCCGACCAGTCGAACACGGGCCGAAGCAAATCGTCGGCGAACTTTTCCCGAAATGCCCGGACATCCTTACCACGGTAGCTGTGCTTCTTCGGCTTACCGTTTTTGTCATAACCGTAGGGCTCGAAATAATATTTGAAGTACGTACATTGCGCCGACATCTTGGCTCGCGCCGGAGATTCCGCGCCTCTGATGCCCTGAATCATCAGCATATTGTCCTGAACTTCGTCCAGCACATAGTCAATCGTCGGTTTGGTTTTGAGTTCTATCGTGCAGAACCGCGCCCGCGTCGAGGCCCAGCGCTTTTTTTGCCGCGCAAGATCGACCATCCCGTCGTACTTCTTCGACTTCAATGTTACCAAGTCGAGGTGCAGCTTGTCGGCGATACGGTTAATATACTCATAGGTCAGTGGATGCTCCCAACCCGTATCGCAGAACACGGTGGTAAAGTTCTTGGTAATATGCTCGCGCACCCACAACAGCGCCGCAAGGCTGTCCTTTCCTCCCGAGAATGTGACGATTACTTTCATGTCAAAATAATTTTTGTTGCATTTGGTGATTGATCAGACGTTGCCGGGCCGCAGCGTAGTAGTGAGGGTCAATCTCTATACCCGTGAACTCAAAGCCGCCATCATGTGCGGCTATTGCACTGCTACCACTACCGAGGTGAGTGTCAAGGATCCGATCTGCGGAATTAGCGTATTTAGATAATAGCCACTTGTAGAGCGCAACAGGCTTTTGTGTCGGGTGGAAGCGGTTTTTATCCGATGAAGTGTACTCAAATACTTTTGATGTTGTTCCGAGCGACATCGAAATAGACGATATCTCCGCCGCACTCATTGTGAAGTTTTCCGCTGGAACATTCGTTTTTCGCCAAATTATAAATCCGGGAAATGGTGGCAACTGAAAGTTATTTGCGCCCCATATAATTTGGTTTTTTGATACGCGATATAGTTCTTCAAAATATTCTTTAGTGGGTTTATTTCCGAAATTTTTCATTGTCCCGTTATTACGCATATCTTTTGTCGGAGAGTTATCTATCATATCTCTATAAGGTGGATCAACGATTGCAAGGTCGAAAGCATTATCCGGCATCGCCCGCATGATCTCCATACAGTCGTCGTTATACAGCGTTATATTTCCAAAAACCTCTTTCATCGCTCAATCTTCAATGACCCGCACGTAGGTGTCGTTTGCTGTTCTTCCCATCTCTATCAGCCTCAACGCGACCATCTCCTCCAGTACGGCATGAAAGTCGGCGAGAGATCGGGAAAACCCCGCTTTTGGCATAAGTCCGTCGCGTATGACCAGTGCGGCGTCGGGCGTCCTCTTTGCGGCTCGGCAGCCGCGTACTCATCGCGCGTGTCTGATATTCGTTCGCTCGCATAGTTATTTATAGTTTTTTTGGTTAAACTTCCTCTCGACCAGATCG